TTAGAAGATGGTGTTGTAAGTACATATTTTAATAACTACATTAATAAATCTTATGAAAATGAAGTTACAAATCAATATGTTTTACAAGATATTTTAAACACCGTTAGAAAACAAGATACAAATTTAAAAGTATCTGCTGAATCTAATGTTTTAAAACCTTATACATATCCTGCCGGAGTTGTATTTCATGGTACATTAAAAGATGTTTTAAGGTCAATATGCAAAACAGGCGATGCTTATTGCACAGTACAAGATGATGCTATTGTAATATCTTCAACCGAACAAGATAAAAGTAATAAGGCTTATGTCTATATTCTTAATGGCGATAATTGTCCTACACCAGAACAAAGTACCGATAAAGAATTAGATATAGAAGCACCATTTTTACCGTCATTAAATCCGTTTAATTGGCTAAAGTTAGAGTTTAGAGATTATAACGATTATTATCAGGTTAAAAAAATTCAATCTAAAATAGATAATTTTGGCGAAGATGCCGAAAGTAAAATAACAGTTAAAATGGATATTTAAACATGCTACCAAGTTCTTATGCAGATAAATACGAAGGTAATAAAGAGCCTAATACGATTTTTAATAATCGTTTAGAGGATTTAAAAAATGAAATTAAGGTACAATTACCATGTCGAGTAGTAAAGGTATTACCTAATAATCAAGTCAATGTCGAAATTCTTGATTATGATAATCATGACGGTAAAGAAGTATCTTATCCAATTTTACCTAATATTCCAATAAGACAACCTGTATATAGTGGTAGCGCTTATATGATATTACCTGTTAGAGAAGGTGATATTGGTACAATAGAATTTTTTGATAGTTCTATAAAAGATTTAATTGCGACCGGAAAATTTAGTTATGATTATACGGACGAATGGCATAGTTTAAATAACGGTTTATTTACTAACGGATTTTTACCAAAAGATAAATTAATCACTATCAACAGTATAGATAAAATTATTATGGCAACACATAATAAAGTATTTACCTTTACTGTTGATGCAAATGATAATTTAGTAGTAACAACTCCTACTATGACATTAAATGGCAATTTAGTAGTAAATGGTAATATAACACAAACAGGCGACTTTACCCAAACAGGAGATTTTACATCAACAGGTACTATAACAGGTACAACAGATGTTGTTGCAGGTGGAAAATCGGGTAAAACTCACACCCATACTGATAGTATGTCAGGTACAACTTCATCTCCAAATTAAAAAAGTTTACATTTTTTAAAAAAATCTATATAATATTTATAGGAACAGATATGAAAGATTTAAAACTTGATTTTGAAAATAAAACAATTATTAATGAATATGTTGATAATCAAGAAAGAATTTTACAACAAATAAAAATTGCTGTTCGTAGTTGGAAAAAAGATTTTTTCATTAACGAAGATTTTGGTATTGATTATGATAATTGTTGGCACGATATGTTGCTTATGAAGGCATATATATCTTCGCAAATTAAAGCAGTACCAGGAGTAATAAGAATAAATTATATTGATATTACTAAAAATAAAGATAGTAATAATAAAATTCAATTTGTTATTAAGGCTGAAATAATATTTGATAAAGGGCAAATCAATATATTAGAAGCCATTGAGGATTTATATTAATGGGCATTCAATTTGATTCCAATGGAATAACAATACAAAATCTATCCGAAATATTAGACGAAAGAGAAAATACACTTCGACCAACAATAGGAAATGATTTTGTTATCTCTGGCGAATCTGCTATTGCTAATTTACAAGCGGTAGATGCTGATAGAGAAGTGGATATACAAGAATTATTGCTATATGTCGCAAATCAATTAGACCCCGACCAAGCAGAAGGTATTTGGTTGGACTATATTTGTGCATTAAACAATATATCTCGTTATGGTGCAACTAAATCAACAATTCCGCTAACGATAACAGGTACACCAGGTACTACTAAAAACACCGGTGAAATTACCATAGTTGATGAAACAACAGATGAATATTACGTTAATACATCTGCTTTTGTAATTGGTAGTGGCGGTACGGTTGATATTACAGCGCAAGCGACAAGTTATGGTGCTATCACGGCATTATCAACTTCCACTTTTTCTCTAAAAACTCCTAGTGCCGGAATATCATCAGTAGCATATAATGTTGGCGGTACTGCAACGGTTGGTCGTAATGCTGAAACCGATGAAGAATTAAGAGCAAGACGTGAAGATGCTATATCATTGACGGCAAGTTCTATTCTTTCTTCAATTAAGGCATCTGTATCTTTGGTTAATGGCGTTACATATATTAACGCTTATGAAAATGACACAATGCTTACGGCTGATACATTACCTGCAAAATCCTTTGAGATAGTTGTTGAAGGTGGCGATGGAGATGAAATTGCTAACGCAATTTTCCAACGTAAACCTGCCGGAATACAAGCATACGGCACAACAACCAAGAGTATTACCGATGAAGATGGCAATACATACACTATTGGATTTACAAGACCTACAAAAGTTCCTATTGACCTATCAATTACTTTTGTTTCTGATACAGTTCAAACAGATGAATGGAAAGCAAATTTGAAATCAGAATTATTATCAGCATTTAATAGTTTATACAGCGTTGGTGATTCTGTTTATGCTTATAATTTATATTACATATTAAATAATCATGCCGAAATTAAAAACGTAACATCTGCCAAAGTTAAAGTTCATGGCTCGGAAGATGCCCTCGCAGATAGCGTTGCAATCGGTAAAAGAGAATTAGCAACTCTTGATGTTGCTAATATTACATTAACACAATCATCTTAATAATTTTAAGGATAATATTAATGATACAAATAGACAACCATAATGAACTTGCTGTATCAACTTTAATACCTTATTTATTAGAATTTCCACAGATAGCCAAATTAGCCGAGCAATCGGGCAATAGGTATCAAGATATTGAAAATATTGCGTGGCAATTATTGTATAATTTAGATTATACAACCGCTAACGGAATTTGGCTTGATTATATTGGAAGAAAAGTCGGACAAAACAGAATTTATACTCCTGTACCGACAGATGCTTTTACATTCGGTGGCTCTAGTGATGAAGGGTTTGGCGCAGGTAGATTTAAAGGTACTGCTTCAATTAGAAGTACCAAATTAGCCAGAAGTGATAGTGAGTTTAGAAGTGCAATTAAAGCAAAGATTATTCAAAACAATACAGATACTTCTTTAGACGAATTAATACAAGCATGCAAATTATTATTTAATGCTAAAATCGTTAGAATTGCAGAAGATTATCCGGCAAACTTATCATATATTCGATTATATGGAAGTTCTTTATTAGAAGTTTTAGATGCTCACGCATTAATTAAAAATGCTTTACCGGCAGGTGTCGGTTTGGGAACTATAAGTTTTCACCAATTATTTAATGTTTTTAAAAATGATGCTTTTATTACTTATAATACAATAATTCCTGAAAGTGATAATTTTGAAATAAGTTTTAATATAATGCCGGATGTTGATACTACTGATATTACATTTCCGATATTTTCACAAAGTACAACATTTGCTTCCGAACTTGTATCTTTATATTGTTATTATGATAGTACCGATGGAATAGTTTTTAAAACTTCTCCAAATGTATATCACGATAATAATATCGGCTTAACTTGTTATAATGACGGCTCAAATCAATTATATTTAGATGCTGATGCAGACGTTATTTTAATGGGTGGCTCTTTAACACTTAACACAAATACAACGGTTGTTATTAAAAGAAGTGGCAATACATGGTCGCTAATAGTTGATGGTACAACGGTTGATAGCGAAAGTTCAACGCATAAAATATCAAGTGGAGAAGGAACTAAATTATTCTTGGGAACTGCAAATAACGAATATTTTAATTCAGGCTCAATATATAACTTTTATTTAAGAAATAATACATCAAATACAATTTTAATCAACGACCCTTTGAAAAAAAATACAGTTGGTACTAATAATGGAGTGAGATTTTTATAATGGTTAGATTTAATGACAAAAGTGCAATTACAACAGTAGCAAGTGGAGATATTTTACCAATAACAGATATTTCCGATTCAGCAGATGACAAAAAAATTACTGTTAATCAGTTATCAAAATATACAGTTGATAACATTTCTACATTAACAAGTGGAAAAGGTTTTTCTACAAATGACTTAACGAATGCGTTAAAATCAAATTATGACAGCGCTTATGCTAACATGTCCACATTGGCATCGTTAGATGCAACAGGTAATGCAAAATTAGCATTATCAAATATGTATTCAATAGGCGATAGCGCATTAGGTGATAGTGTAGGTTATGCGCAAATTTTAGCAGAATATAATGACTCTGCATCAGTATCTAAAACAGATACAATCGGTACATACTCAATTACTTACAAACTTTCACCACAGGGTAG